GTGCACAATACCCCATGATTGCATTGGTATGCAACCACAGTATTACTCTGGATGCTTATATTATGTTACATATAAGCCGCCCACGGGTTTGCCATGGGGTCTACTCAAGTCTTATTTTTGAGACTTAGTAAACCGCGTACTAGTGTATTCAGGTTCATTTCAAGCGTAACAGATAGAGGAGATTCTATTGAGGATAGTCCAAGGGACGATCCATAATAGATCTCATCTATTTGGTTTATTTTATAGAAAGCTCTGTTTAGAGATTTTCCAAATGTTATAACAGGAAGGATTTTATCCCTCTCGTTATTAATGGCTGATTTGATATCTAGTTGAATAAGACCTTTTATAGTCTCATTCGCCGAAATTTCATTTCAATCAAATAATTTAGAAATCTCCAACTTGGAGTTTATATTATTTAAACACGCTTGAAATAAAGGTACATATGATAGATCACGTCAATCTTTAATGCTTAACTTTTCCAATGTAATTGGATCTGTAAAAGTATTAACTAATGACATAATTCTATTATTATGCACTTGAACCATTCCCCCTATACCTAATTTAAGAATTCATTGTAAGAAATTACTTTGAGCTACTTGAGAATTAGGAACCATTATGATATCATTGTTACGAGTCTTGTAACTTATAAGTGAACGTAGTTCATCATAAGTCGCATGTCCGTAAGATATCCTAATGGATAGGAAAAAATTCCTTAAATCAGTTGACATTCGTTTCCCGTAAAGTGAAACTAATGTAAACTTGTTTTTGGTTTTAACCAACTTTTCTAAGCTTTTAGAAGAAGTTAAGCCTTCGCCATTGGACACCTTTTTAGGGGTATCTTTGATGAAGACTCTTAACTTTTTATAAAAGTTTAGTACAAATTCACAAGAATTCGACCTGATTGGGAGATAACAGCACTTATTATGGATATAATCGTATAATATAACAAGAACTTTTGAAGGATCTTGAATATTATTAATTATACCTTTAATAGGCACTGGAGTCACCTCTCCTTTCCCTACGATAATCCATCGTTTAGCAAACTCATATGTATTTTTAGATACATGTGTTTTGTTAATTGATAGATTAACTCCAAGTTTGGTCATGACTTTAATATACCACTTAGCGACATCATCGTGTTTTAACACAATGTCGTCTCCAAGTATAATATATTGATCGAATTGACCAAGCTTGAAACCAACTTGTAATGCACAATAGTGTACTACAAGGTGGTGAGATAAAGAAAAGGCGACCCATGAACTGTAGGCACCCATTGGTTGCCCAACAGAATACCTAACTGTAGAAGATCCTGGAACACCAAGGTCTAATTTAGACTGTGGTACCCAGAAATTTCTATCAGTAAGGAGATTTCCCCAACTTTCCGCAAAAGAACCATCTACATCATCTTTAAAAATGAAGTGAATGAGCCTTTTTTGTAAATGCAGAGGAAACCGGTCCGTTGCTGCAGATAAATCCATTGATCAAAATTTGTGATTGTTTGTAAGATCTCAATCGTGATAAGGATTTTGAGTATAAGTCCTATCGCATGGAAACTTACGGATAATATCCATAAGTCTATCATGAATAGGACGTAAAAATAATTGTGAAACACCATCTAACATGGCGATCACCCTTACTTTACACTCTGAATCCATTACGGTTGAAAGCTTTCCAGTAAAAATCTTTTCCCTAGGGAAAAGATCTAACTCTCAAGCTTTCTTATAAACGCCACAAAATCAATCAAATCCAGAAATAGATGTTAAACGGGATATATAGTGCATTTGATGATAGGATAAGCATAAAGCTGATCCTAACATATTTAATGTACTTTTACCCTGAGGTCCACCTTTAGTTGAAAGGAAAATATTCTTCTCATCTCAAGGTGACTTTTTGGATTCTAATTTAAATACTTTCACGAACTCTTTTATGATATTAGACGGTATAATATACTGTTTCTTAACATAAGAGGGATCGCTAATTGTGTCTAAAGGAATTCCATCAGTCATGGACATCTTCTTAACATATTTCTTGAGGTTTTTATTATAAATGTATAATTGATCAAAAGTGATAGATTTTCCAATATTTAATAAAGTAAGCGCAAAGCGTTTATCCATTAAAGAATCGGAGTCTATATATCTTTTGAGAAATATTACACATTTAGGAAAACCGGATTTATCCAGGCCTATACTCATAGAATTTGAATGTAAAGCTTCGCCACACATATATCTTGTAACATGAAGTCGTACTTGTTTAAAGTACTTAACTGCATGTTCAAGACCTTGTGTTTTGATAATTTTACACCAAATTTTAAAGTATTGACCAATAACACCTAATACTTGCTTTTTATTTGTAATAAATATAAGCATGAACAGAGTCTTAATAATATTATAAAGATTTTTGTTCATAAATTAGTTTTAGGTCGTTTATTCCTCCACTTTAGCTTTTTGCTATTAACGTTGAATACCTATTTTGCATTTGCTAATCTAGGAATTAAATATTAAAAGTAAAATTCTATTAATCAATTATGTCCTTACAAGGCCATAACCCGATATTAGAGTACCTTAGCTAGTGTCTCCTTTCGGATTACCAGTTTAACTGTGTACTTCTGCGAGTATGACCACTAAGGACCTAAAGTGAAAGTTATATATAGTATTGTCATCCTCTCAGAATTTTATGAATCGTCACGTTGCTTTTAAAACGTGGTAGCATAAAACCCCCTGAGGGTAGCCAACCTATTATATCTTAGGCATTTACCCTTTGATACTTAATCTTATTCTTACATGAATAACTAAGTGTTGAAGTGGGAAGCAAAGGAAAAGGAAAAGTCGTCACTACTTAACTCATTGAGAAAGTAGTGGAACAGAGAATCCCATCAATAGGATTTTTGTGAGGCATGTCACCCAAAAGGTGGCATGGGGTCTCTGACCCAGTTAACCCGCAAGGG